TGGACTATCCATTAAAGCCAATGCAAGCGGCTCACTAAATCCAGCCTTGCGTGCAGCCTTGTACATCTCATGCTTACAAATATAGAAAACCTCAAGCTTAGATAATGGATCGGGTGATTTACGCACCACGCGCCTATTGATCTTCTTTCGCTTACGTGTGTTAGCCATATTAAAATTATGACTTACTAATTAAGATAAACAGATCATCGACACGCTTTTCTAATCGTGTTAATTGATCCTTCATACTAGAGCCACCATTAGGGCGTAACTCATTAAGCCAGCCTTTAATAAGAAAGCGCAGACCCACTAATAAACTTGTCAGCACGGCGCATACGCCAGCCCCAAAGCCAGCCCATTCCGCTGGACTCATTTTTTAGGAGTTGCATAACCAAACACTCCAGCTAATACGGCCCACAACACGGCGCGATAATCAGCTGCAAAGTTGGATGCTGCCCAGGCTGATAAGAATGCACCAGCGGTTAATACGTAAGGGTTTTTCATGTTCATATTTTGCCTCCTAGTAGTGGGATATTGAAAGGTTTGCCATCGTGATCACCTGATGGGTTAAAACTGACGTGTATATGTTTTGTATGTTTATTAAATCCAGAATATTTACGCCACTTAAAATTAAGAATCTTGCTTGCGATCATGCCGTTATGGATTACGTAAGATATGCGCTTATCGGTTTTCGCACAGATTCTGATCTGGTCAGCCAGATAAACCGAGAGCCCTTCGGATGAATCCAACCTAGAATCAATATCAATGGCTCGCACGCATCCGGTGCTATCTGGATTATGATCCGATTTTCTGGCGGAATGACGAGCATCACCAACCCACCCATCGCTGGTAGTACGCCTATCCGGATACCAGGTAGTAACGGCATCCCTAAGCTCTACTCCTGCTGCACATAACCACGGCTTCATTATGAAAGAAGTAGTTTGGCTTCCTCAGCTGTAATGCCGAGCTTGTCTAATAGTGCAGTTTTAGCAGTTTCCTTAGCAGCAGCAATTACTTCCTGTGCTTTGCGCTCTGCCTCAGCAGCCTTCTGTGCTGCTTCCATATCTTTAATTTCTTCAGCAGTTAATTCAACCTCGGTGATTTCACCTGTTGAACAATCTACGATTACTTTATGTGGCATGTTTTCTCCTTTGTTAAGCGTTGGATATTCCGTATAAATAAAATGATGAGCCTGATAAAAATGATGTTCCTGAAACTGGAGTAAAATTTAATTGAGTTATTGTAGAAGTATTACTCCATAAAGCGGCAATCGGGTTCATATATGCCGTAGTAGCATTATTTTCACCAACTCCCATAAGTGAAAATGGTTTGTTTTGGCTTACTGTGTAAGAAGGTATGTATAATTCTATTGAACCAAAAGTATTGGCTGTGGATGTATCACCGTTTACTCCTCCTGCGTTTGAAGAAAAAGCACTAGCAGAAGTAGCACTACTACTACTTGCAGCAGCACCATTTCCTCGCAGCCATCTAAAAGAATAATTTGTCGCCGTGTCTGAGTTTATTATCATTGATAAAGAATCATTTAAACCGCTGTTATTTGTTCTTAAACTTAATCTCAACACCAAATCCGTATAAGTAGCAGGTATTGCCGAGAAGGTAACAGATGCCGCACTTGATGCTAAAACATTTGAACTGATTAAAGTATAGGTTGCCATTATGCCGCCTTAATGCCATAGAGTGTTGCGGTTGTACCTACATCAAAATTACCAGCATCTGATAATAATTTAACAGTAGAAATTGCTGTGGTAGACCTATACAAATTAACTAAACTAGAAGTGAATCCACTTCCATTTTTATCAGATGAAGTATTTGATAAAATCGTTTTAAAAGTAGAACCAGCATAAGAAAATATATCTATCAAAGATAACGCAGGTATTCCACCAGCAGCACCTGAGCCACCAAAACCCATTAAAGCATTTGGGTTGGCAGTAGAACGATTTGAAACAACAGTGCTTCCATTTGCCCTGATTGCTGTGTATGAATACAAACTAGAAGTATCATTATTTAATTCTAGTAAAACATTTCCGTTTGAAGTAGTAAAAAATGTTACGGCTAACCTTAAATCAGTATAACTAGAACTAATGCTACTAAAAGTTATATTTGCAGCCGCACTACCCAAAGTAGTTGTAGCAATTTTCTCGTATGTGGTTGCCATATTATCCTTTGATTCCGTAAAGGGCGATTGAATTACCAGTTGAATAAGTACCATCTGTTAAAACTGTAATGCTAGTAATCGCATTAGTATTTACCCATAAGTGACTCCACAAAGACATTTCACCTGAGCCATTAGCATCTAAGCCGCTAGATGAGCGAACTGTTTTATTCTTTGTACTTGAAGCGTAATCGATCAAATCTACAATAATTCCATAACCATTAGTAACTGATGGATTGCTAGACCCTGATGATATTTGGCAATATGTTCTGCCTGTATTTCCAAACGCAGTTACAGTAGAACCATCACCAATTAAAGCGTGGCGAGTATAATTAGCACCAGTATCACCATTAAATTGCAATCCAAAGTAATTAGCGGTTAATGCAAAACCCAAAATCCTTAATTGAAGGGATTTGTAAGTACCTGCAATAGATGAGAAAGTTACAGATGAACCAGTTACAGGGTTGTAAGTAGCAATAGATTCATATGAACTGGTAGAAGCCGCTACCCCTTCAGATAATGTGCCTAATAATGTATTAAGCAATTCCGCCTACCACATACCATGTATTAGCAGCAGTTTTGATTGCCACAGCTGTTTTGTATTGTGCAAGGGTTGGAGATGCTGCAACTGCGCCAGCACTTAATACTGTCGTAGTACCAGGTGTTACCGCGCTAATTGTGCAAAGACCAGCACCGATGTTAAGAATAGTTAATGCTGTGCCTACTGGAAATGCAACAGATGCATCGGTTGGAATCTTGTAGGCAATAGCAGTTGCCTTGTTCATTATTTCTAATACTTGATAAGCATCTGCAAGCACAGCTGTATAATCTGTGGTGTTAGCAGTGCCTACTGTAAAGGCTACTAATGAATTGTAATTAGAAGCTGTTAAAACATCGCCGGTGACGGCTGGCATTCCACTTGGCATTATATCTCCTTAATAAGATAATACGTTTTGTCCTAAGACACCGTAATCTACGTTGCCTATTATAAACCCATCTATGATCGGTTCTAGCGTTGTAAACACTGTTTTCCAACTATTCGGGGTGATATTCATGCCTACCCCAAAAATCTGTAGGGTCTTGTCCAGCGTGGATCCGCCTGGCTGGGTGGTAATTACTGTGATCGGATCAAAGAAGTCTAGGTCTAGGGCTGCAATTATGCCGGTGTTGTAGTCCAGGGTGTATAGGTCTAATTCGATAGCATCGCACCGGATACTGGTTTCAGCTCTGGAAGCAACATAAGCCCGGGCATAGTCCAAAGCCACAGCATCGGTTTGCATCAACAAGTTATTTAAGAAGTAAGAGTGAATAAAATACTTGTCAATAGAAGCCTGGTTAATTGCTACTTGTGGGGTAAGGCCAACAGCGGTAATGGTTGCTGAATTAAATACCAAGGTATCGTCTAGTTTCCATATAGCATTGGCATATTTAATACCTGTGCCATCATCGGCAAACAATGTTGGTGTGTCGCCTATTGATGAGACAGTAACTGTGCGATCCTGAAATACAAAAGATCCAGAAGCATCAACATATATTGCTCCATATTCGCTATCGGCTACTGTCTGTAATGCAGATAAAGAAGTCCTTGTTGTACCAGGATCTGCCTGCATTGTGGTTAAACCAGCATCCACATCACGCATAGAAGCAGGCCACGAGATCTGATCTAAAATCTGGTTAATTCTTGTGCCGGATAAATTGCCGGCAGTAGCACCGGTAACTGTTGAAATCTGGGCGTTTTGTGCCAGCCTGTAGGCATCTACGGCTTGGATGGTTGTATAGGCAACCTCAGTTGCATCTTTGGGTTGAGTGTTTACATAAGACGTAATGAAGCCTGAGAAGATTGGATATGTTACTCCTGAATAGGTTGCAGTTATCTGGACCTTCTTCATTGGAGTAATCAAGCCCGCATAGGGCGAGCTGGGGTTGGTGGGATTGAAGTCGCCATTTTGATCTACTATACGTAAAGTCATTGTGCCGGTTTGAAATTGATCTGATAAAGCAGTGCGGCCTCTATTAGTTTGAATCATGTTAACTCGGTCAGATACGTCAACAATTACAGCTGCTGAATCAGCAAAGACGTTAGTCCCAAATACAGCTTGGCCGATAATAGCGGCCTGAGCAAAACTTGGTCCGGTACTAAAGTTAATTATTGCATTGACTACTGGTACGGTCATTAAAAGCCCTGCCCGGCAGGTACTGTGCTAAATCCATTCTTAGTAGCAATTTGTATTGATTCTGCAATGGCCTGGCTTAATCTGTCGCCACCTGCTGTCGTGTCAACAGTAATCTTAATTTCTTGTGGTGCATTAGATCCACCAGGTGTAAATCCTAATGCTAGACCTAATCCCATAGCCTCTGCGCTTGTGCCAAAATTAGGATTGTTTAATGAGGTGTTGGCTAAATTGCTAATATCTGGGAATCCGCCTATGCCAGTAATTTTGCCACCCGGCATCTGGCTGGGATCAACGCCTAAACCTAATAATACTTTTTGACCTGCCGTTAAGATCGCATCTGCGGCTGTGGTCATAGCACGAGACAATTCATCTACAGCTTTAACACCTTCTAGCTCAGCATTTAACTTTTTAGCCAATGCTTCATTGTTGTCAAGTATTGCTAGTTGAGCAGTTATTCTTAGTTTAGTCTCATAATCTGTGGCTTCATTAAGGGCTTTGGTTAAGCCAATACGCTCTAAATCAAACTTTTCTTTTAGTTTATCAATTTCTGATTTTGCTTTATTTGAAGCCGTAATAATTTTGTATTCTTCATTACGAGCTTTGAATAATTTTTGAGTTATGTTGTAATCTTTGACACGCGCAGTTGATGAACTAGAGCCACCTGTGCCTTTGCCAATATCGTATGCAATTAAACCTGCCGCTCCAACTATTAACTGTTTTTTGCCCAATGTAAGTAAAGCGGCAATTCCTAGCAAAAACTTGCCTACATCACTATCTATAACTTTTTTAATTTCTCCTATTAACTGACCCATGCCAGTTGCAGTATTTGCAATAGCGGTGGCAAAACTATTCATTGAATTAGTTGCTTGATCTATTGAATTATCTTTGCCAATAGCAGTTAAAGCATCAATTAAACCTTTTCCAATAATCTCTGTGGCATTCGCTGCTGATACTTTAAGCAGATCCATTTTGCCTGCATAGGTGGTTAATCTAGCTTGTGCTTGACCGGCAAACTTTTTATCTAGGGCTGCCATGATTTTATTCATATCGCCACTAGCAATAGTTGCTTTGTCTAACCCTGTGCCTAATCTCGCTAAAGATGTAGTAGTACCAGATGCGCCCTTGGCTATTGCTGCTACAACACTCTCTAAATCTTTGCCTGTGCCAGCGCTTACGTTCAACGCAGTTTGTAACGCCTTTTGGCTTAGAGTTACTGATCCGGTAGCGTTTAATAAAGTCTGAAATGCTGGGCGCAGTTGATCGTCTAATACTCCGTAAAGTCCTTGCAGCTGTGCAATATATGCTTCAACTTCATTTACTCTAAATGCATTGCCGGTATTTTCTAACTGTACTGCCAAAGATTTAGCGGCTTTTTCATCGGCTGCAAATGCGTTAATTGCCTTCTTGCTAAATGCCACGATTGCTGTGGTAGCAAAGACCCGGCTAAATGTTTTACCTAATTGTTGTGCTTGCTTATCAAATGCTGATAGGTCCTTTTGACCTTTTTTAAGTGCTTTACCATTAAAGGTAGCAATAGCGGAGACTACTACGTTGGCCATTATGCTGCCTTCTTAATCTCTGTTTTTTTGTTAAAATCAATAGCTGTGGCATTGATTGCTTTTAATATTGCATCATAAACTTTTGTACTGTCTTGTGCCCAGGCTTTGTAAATTAAACGGCCTTTAGTCTTACGACCACCGCCTCTAATATCTTTGATTTTAGGCTGAGAAGTAACTGGCTCTAATGCAGCCACAAACTGCTGGCTAGCAAATGGATTATTAGATTTGTATTCTTGGAATGCTTTACTGCGTGCAGATCTTTTAGTGTATGTGCCACTTGCGCCTTGAGATGGTGTCATTTGAAATGGGGCTCTGCCTTGTGGATTTAGGCGGCCTGCTACTTCATAAATTGCACCAGGTCTGCTAGCGTTGTAAACATAGTTGCTAACCTTAAAGCCATTTCTAAAAGTTTTGTTTTCTCCTGGGTTATAACCAATACCGGCTCTAACTACGTTTGCTTCATATTTAGGGAATGTGCCAGGATTGCCAGATGCTTTAGCCCAACCAGACAATACATCATCATTGCTCTTAACAAATCCTTTAGCTTTAAATGCTACGCCACGCATTAAAGGATCAATAGCAGTCCTAATGCGTTGGCGCATATCTTCGTCAATAAACTCTAAGCCTTTAAGGACATCTTTAACGCCTACGACTTCTACTGGCATTTTTGATCTCCTTTGCTCGATCCTTCAACACTTGGATAATTGCTCCAAACATTTCGGAATCCATATCCATAAAATACTGTGGCGCGATTGATGTTTCTACGCTCAATGCTGCTATAGCGTAGGTCAGCGAATCACGCGGTATTATTTTTTTTCTTCGTCTAATACCTCTACAGTTTCAAGAGTGTCTATAAACTCTGATCCCCATATAGGTATCTGCGCACCAGCCTTACGTAAGCATTCATAAGCCAACCAAAATATTTCAGTCTGGCGTTCGTGCTCACGTAAGACTTTGCTAATTCCTGAGCCATACTTCAATTCAAAGTTATATTCAATTCCTGGCGTAATTCTGTGCTCTGAAACTTCGCCATTAGCCCTAGTAATTTTTAACTTTGCCATTATTACTCCTTAATTAAAATGCCACCGATGTGGACACTGTTATTGCGGAGTTTACTGTAAAGGACAGACTAGATGTTGCAACTTCGGCTACCCCACCTGTACCGATTGGAGTAAGGTTGTTTACCAAAATTGAGAATTGATAAGTAGGATTTGTTGCTGATACAGCTGTGCCCTTAACAGTAATAACTGATACTGATAGAGTTTGACCAAATGCTGCATTTAATGTTGTGTTTACCTGGCTAGCAGCCCAGTCGTTTAAGAAGTCAATGCTGAATGTGCCTGATTGTAGACCTGCAACAAACTTATGTGCAGTATCGCCCATTGCTGTTACTTCTAGCTCATCTACGATCTGATTGATTACAGCATTTGTTACGTATGCGCTGATGTCAATGGAAGGTACTGTAGGCGCAGCGGCAGTAGCCAATTTAACGCCTACATTGTTATTTAGATATATGGCCATTGTTATTCCTCGTCTTTCTTGGTGGTTTTTGGTGTTTCTTTAATTTGGCCTGTCTTAATTAAGAAGGCTAAGTCTTCTGCTTGTGTGCTCATTTTAACTCCAGCTCGTTAGGATTGATACTGTTAT